ATACGCAGATGGTACAATGTCAATCGAAACCAAACAAGACAATGGCAAATGGAAATTAACGAGGAAACGACAATGAAAAAGAAAGATTATATATTTGTAGGACTTTATGTATTACTATTAGGTGGTTGGATGTCCACAGTTATAGACAGAGTTCAAGAAGAAAAAGAACAATTCACAAAAATAAATAATTTGAATAATGATTTAATTAAAATATCTAAATATGTTAGTGGCAATAGCGAGCTTCTATCGTCCTTAGATAGAGAAGTTTACAACAATTCGCTGACGTTAGAAGACGTTAGTGAAAGATTGCAAGAGCAATACAAAACTAATACTACATTTTATGAAATGTATTTTAGTACTCAGGCTCAGAGAGTTGAGAAAGAAGAAGAAGAATTAGTTGAAGAAAAGGAGAATCGAACACAGGACTTGCAAAGCACTCCTGCTCCAACTGAAACTATAGAGCAAAAGGAAGTGGTAGTTCCTATCGAAGTGCCTGTCGTTAAGATAACAACTGCTTCCTCTTGCCCGACCCCACACACAAGACTTCTTCCTTACATTAATCATGTTAGAGTAGACCGAACTTATTCTTTTATTATTACTTATGATGTAGTAAATTCTGAGATAAGCAACCCACGCTTTAATAAAAAAATACCAAGCAGATTAAGAAATGCAATAATAAATTATGTTAATTCCTTTCAAACTAGAGGAGACATACAAGATTGTTATGTTCCAATAAAAATCTTAGGAGGATAGCATGGACGTAGAAGAAATTTTTGAATTAAATAAAAACCAGTTTAAATTATGGTGCGATTTTTGTCTCGATAACACAATAGAAATGTATGAAAACAAAGACTCATATATGAACGTGTGGGACAGAGAAAAAGAAAAGTATTTAGTTTATGTACAACGCCATGAACAAACAGGAATTAAAAAGTTTTTAGAGAAAGTGCTTGACACTTACTAAAAAGGAGAGTATACTTGCTCTTACATTAACCACTACTATATATAGGAGATAAAAATATGGCAGTAGCAACAGGAATAGCGTATTGGACGAGCGTCCTAGTACCTAACGAAACTTTTGAACCAGTCTACACAGTAGACCTAGTAATTAGTGATGAAGACGCTCAAGACTTTACTTCGAGAGGAGTAAATGTTAAGGACTTTTCATTGAAAGATGAGACAGGAGAACCTCAATTTATTGGGAAAGCTGTCACTATCAAGAGAAAAGTAAATGCTAAGAATGGCAGAAGACCTGCACCAAAGCTCTATAATTTAAATAAAGAGCCTATGGATACGACAGTAGGTAATGGTTCGGCAGTTAAAGTACAATACAATGAGTTTGCGTGGGATTATGCAGGCAAGACAGGTGTTAGCTTAGACTTTCAAGCCATGCAAGTGCTAGACTTAGTGCCCGTTAAGTCACAAGACGGAGATGAATTGAATCCGTTTGGCGATGGGGAGGAGTTCTAATGACAGACGAAGAAGTTATGTTAGAAGAACCTATAAAACCTTACGTTACTATAGAAAATGTGCAAGTCTACATAGAAGATTTACCTGAAGAAGGTCAACAAATCTTTGGTAGACTGCAACGATTAAATCAAAAGAAAGCTAATGTTATGCTTGACTTGGAAGAGTTACAAGCAGGTATTAATTTCTTTTCAAATAGAATCGTAGTCCTTTATAATGACGAAGAACCACAACCAAACTTAGACACAGAAGAAAGTTAGGTTGTTTTAAATACTGGCTAGACGTTACTGTGTTTAATGTCTAGCCTTTTTTATGGATAGAATATATGAATAAAATTAGTCCCTTTTTTAAAACCCACCAACCTTGTCCTGATTGTAATAGCAGTGATGCCTTATGTGTTAATGAAGACAAGTCAACTAAATGTTTTAGTTGTGGAAAGTTTACACCGAAACCAAACATAGTACCAATGAATAATAATTATACCAAACCTCCTTCTCAACCAACAGAAACTGTTCATAGTGGCACGTATGCTCCCTTAACGGATAGAAGTATCTCAAAAGAAACAGCTATTAAGTATGGTGTTAAAGTTGTGTATGATTCTCAAGGTGTCTTGGCTCAACACAGATACCCTTACCACATAAACAATGAACAAACAGGTACAAAGATAAGGTACGTTAAAGATAAAAACTTTAAGTTTGAAGGTACAACAACTGGTACAGGTCTATTTGGTCAGCAACTCTTTAAAGAGGGAGGTAAGTATTTAACTATTGTTGAAGGCGAATGCGATGCGATGGCAGGCTATGAACTCTTAGGTTCTAAGTGGGCAGTAGTGTCTATTAGAAACGGAGTACAGGGTGCGGTTAGAGACATCAAAGATAACATTGAATACGTAGAAAGCTTTGACAATATTGTTATTTGTTTTGACAATGACAAGCATGGCATAGAAGCATCACAAAAAGTAGCGAGCATTATTAAACCACGCAAGGCTAAGATAGTTTCTATTCCTAACGGACACAAAGATGCTAACGATATGCTTAGAAAGAACTTACATTCACAGTTTACTCAGGCTTGGTGGGATGCTAAAGTTTACACGCCAAGTGGAATCATTAGAGTTTCAGAAAAGCAAAAAGATTTTTTAAATAGAGAAAAGAAAAGTAGTGTGCCTTATCCTTGGCATGGTCTTAACAAAAAACTTATGGGCATGAGACAAGGAGAGTTACTAACCCTTACAGGTGGTACTGGTCTTGGTAAATCCTCTGTTACGAGAGAGCTAGAGCATTGGCTTATCAATCAGACAGAAGATAACGTAGGAGTAATAGCCTTAGAAGAAGATTGGAGAAGAACAGTGGATGGTATCTTATCCATCGAAGCTAACGATAGATTATACATTGATGATATAAGAGATAAATATAAAAAGCAAGACCTTATTAAACTGTTTGATAAAACTTTTGACAAAGACAAAGTATTTATTCATGCTCATTTCGGCACTAACGACATAGAAGATATTTTTTCTAAGTTGCGTTATCTTATTGTTGGTTGTGATTGTCGTTGGATTATCGTTGACCACTTACACATGCTTGTTAGTTCTATGACAGAAGGAGATGAACGCAGAGCCATAGACAATATTATGACTAGACTTAGAAGTTTAGTAGAAGAAACAGGGGCAGGTATAATCCTTGTATCTCACTTACGTAGAGTACAGGGAGACAAGGGGCATGAGAACGGAGTCAGCGTTAGCCTTTCACACTTGAGAGGTTCTAATGCTATTGCTCAACTGTCTGATTCAGTCATAGCTTTAGAAAGAAATCAACAGGCAGATGATGAGCTAGAGGCTAGGACAACAAGACTACGTGTGCTTAAATCACGTTACACAGGGGATGTAGGGTTAGCTACTGCATTAGTTTATGATAAAGATACAGGAAGATTATCTGAGTACGAAGACACAGAAATGTTGAATAGTTTTAGTGCAGATGATACACTACCTTTCTAGGAGGACACATGGATTTAGTATTTGATATAGAAACAGACGACTTAGATGCAACAAAGATATACTGCATCGTGGCTATAGATGAAAATGATAATCAATATACCTTTGACATTATAGATGATAATATTTTAAAAGGTCTTGACTTTTTAGCAGAAGCAGACAAACTTATTGGTCATAATATTATAGGGTTTGACATCCCTGTTATAAAAAGATTGCACGATATAGATTTGTGGGATAAGAAAAAAGTTATAGACACTTTAGTATTGTCTCGTTTGTTCAACCCTGTTAGGGAAAAGGGGCACGCATTAAAAGTTTGGGGTGCTAAATTAGGTGTACCTAAAGGCACGCCTCCTGAAGACTTCAGCGTCTACACTAAAGATACTTTAGAGTATTGTATTAAAGATGTGCTTCTTAATAAAGTTTTGTTTGACTACCTAAAAAAAGAGTCAGCAGGCTTTTCAAAAGAAAGTATAAACTTAGAGCACTATGTTACGTACATACTTGCACAGCAAAAAGATAATGGATTTAAAATAGACATTAAACACACAACTAATTTGTTATCAGAATTAAACTGTAAGCTAAAGAAAGTTCAAGACGAAGTACATAGAACCTTTAAGCCTAGATGGGTTGACATCAAAGAGGTTACACCTACATTAAAAAAAGATGGAACATTAAAAAAGTTAGGACTAACAGACTATGAGTATGAAGATATAAAATCTTCAAAGAATATGAAGCCTTTCATGAGAAAGGAATTAGTAGAGTTTAACTTAGGTTCACGTAAACAAATAGGAGAGTACCTAATTAGTTTTGGTTGGAAGCCTAAGAAGTTTACTCCTACAGGACAACCTATCGTTGATGAAGGCACGCTTAAAAACATTACTCACATTAGAGAAGCAAAACTTATAGCAGACTTCCTCTTGTACCAGAAAAGAATTGCACAGATTGGTTCGTGGATAGACGCTGTAAAAGATGATGAGAGAGTTCATGGTTCTGTGTTTTCTACAGGAGCTATTACAGGACGCATGGCACACAGAAGCCCTAACATGGCTCAAGTACCTAGCGTAACTAGTCCTTATGGTAAGGAGTGTCGAGCCTGTTGGGTAGTAGATAAAGGGAATAAACTAGTAGGTATAGATGCTAGTGGTTTAGAATTAAGACTGTTAGCACACTATATGGCTGACGAGGAGTACATAAATGAAATTATCAATGGAGACATACACACCACTAATCAAGAATCTGCAGGACTTGAATCAAGAAATCAGGCAAAGACATTCATCTATGCACTCATCTACTCGGCAGGAGATGCTAGACTTGGAGAAATCGTGCAAGGAAATAGAGCAGATGGTAAACGACTTAGAGAATCTTTTGTCAATAATCTCCCTGCATTTAAACATCTTAAAGATAGGGTTGATAGAGCGTCTTCGAGAGGATACTTAAAAGGATTAGACGGACGCAAGATATTTATTAGACACAGACACGCTTCCTTGAATACTTTATTACAAGGAGCAGGGGCAATAGTTATGAAAAAAGCCTTGACTATTTTATCAGACATGTTAGTATTACAAACTATCCCTGCTAAAATAGTTGCTAACATTCATGACGAATGGCAGATAGAAGTACCTGAGTCTCATGCAAATGGGGTAGGTGCATTAGCAGTTAGATGTATAGAACAAGCATCTAAGGAATATGATTTAAGATGTCCATTGACGGGCGAATTTAATATAGGAGACAGTTGGTATGAAACCCACTAAAA